GTTAGACAGTCTCCTAGGATAGCACCTAGAGATTCCTCGGCTTCCTTAACCGACACACCGTAACGCTGAAAAAAGAAAACGTCGGTGTCGATGGTGGCTGTGTGTTCGGAGGTAGGCAACGATTTGTATACCCTCCGCTCGTCTTTATATTCAACAGCTACAACTCCATCGAGTAGTTCCAAACAGTGATGGGCGTAGACTCTGAGTACAGGTATATAACCTGCCTCAATCCCCAACCCGATACACATACCCTTAACCTCTGAAGAGGTGAGTTTACGTAGTGAGAATCCAATTTTTGGTAAACGTTTACCAATCTTAGGACCCAACACATACCCACTTTCAACAGGCCAAAACAGGGAGGAACAAAACTCTACAGAGCACCACTCAGTACTACTCTTGGCTTTGGTATTGAAACCCAACTTCTTGTTGGTTTCAATCAAATCACTCATTAGGTTTTTGATTCTGGCAGGTTCCATTTCCTGCTCAATAACAATCAGGCTGTCATCTCCATGAACGAGCATCTTGCCTTTAACGCCATTTTTACGTAAGATATAAGAAGTCTTAACTCCATTAAGGAATGAGTTACTAACAGACGTTGTGGGCGAACCACTGGTCATTGTGAAATCGACGGCATATTTCACTCCTTTACCACTATATCCTCGAATTCGACGCATAGATTTCATGGCCTTTGAAACTTGGCCATACCCATCGTTACACCTATTCAATACCGCACAGAATAAATCGTATACTTCAGCACCTTGATGAGCATCATAACTAGACTCATCCAATTCTATTATGGTTACATTACGATTTCCAAATTGAGACCTCCAAGCTCCAATTTGCTCAGCTGTTAATCCAGCGGTATACGTTATGTCGTTATCAACGCCCCACATTTTCTTTAGTTGCTCAGCAACCAGACTAACAAAAGGTCCAAAAGCAACGTTCAATCTATCAGTGTTGGCTTGAATGGCCCTAGGGTCATAATCTACACCACCAACACGTACGTCAAGCTCACGCTTGACGAACATCGATCGTACGAAATCTTTCTCTGTCAAGGGGTTGATCTTTAGATCATTATATGCAGCATAATGCAATTTACGCTTGCATGGCTTGAACTTCGCGTTCCAATTAGCGAAGTCAGAATCAGGATCACTGGAATCAATCTTGACAAATCTTTTAAGCCAAAAATTAGCAAACTTGCCAAGGTTTTTCCATTCTTCTGGTTGAGGTACAGGAACCTGCATAATTGCCCGATTGTTAATTGCCACAACCTCATTATTCTGAGAGGCATATGGGACAGTAGGTAACAAATTCGAGAAACTTGGAGCGACAGCATGAAATTGTGGTCGAGTTTCGGTCTCCGATCGGATGACCTCACTTATAACACTTCCAATACGCCGTTGCTTTAACAAACTGCGAGATTCATAACCGAGTAATCCGTTCGGCCAAGCTTTCTTAGCATCGAACGTGGGTCCGGGATTAGAAGATCGGTCATTGTTGTATGCTACAACAGTCGCGATTTCATCACAGTCGTTAAGTCTCCCACAAGGGCAAAAATCAAGGAACCAATCACGCAACCTGTTGATTGGATTGAAAGACATAGCAGAATCTAACATCATGTACATGCGACGGTACTTAGGAGTACAAAGCTTATTAAAGCTGCAAATTTCTTCTTCCAAGTACATGAC